GACGTCTCGATCCCCGAGGAGGAGATCGACAAGACCCTCAAGGAGCGGATCGTCATGACGGAGGCTGCGGGTGTGCTGAATTGGCTCATCCGTGGCGCCGTCGCCTGGTCGGAGAAGGGCTTGCTCACGCCGAAGTCGATCACCGAGCGCAGCAACGAGCACATGGAGGAGGCCGACCCGATCTGGCCCTTCATCCGCGAGCGCCTGCAGCTCAACGAGTCCGACTCGGATGCCTACGAGACGGCGCACGCCGAGGTCTACGGCTCCTACCGCTCGTGGTGCGAGTCGGACGGCAACAAGCCCATGTCGGGCAAGGCCTTCTCGCAGGCGATGATGGAGCGCCTCGGCCGCGACATCCGCTTCCAGCACTGGCAGTCACGCCGGTCGATGTTCCGCGTCAAGGTGCGCCCCGCGGGCGTCGTCGCGGGCACGGACGGCTTCTTCTCCGACAGGGGCGTGAAGTGAACGAGGGGACGAGGGTCAGGCTCATCGGCGGCACCCATGACCGCCGCGTGACACGGCTGGCGAAGACCCCGCGGCGCATCCGCGTCGCGGGGCAGGTCTACGAGCGTGTCGAAGACCCCGAGACCGGAGAGTTCCTCGGCGCGTATGCTGTGCTCGATGGCCGGGCAGGACCGGCCTCAGTGGCCCCAGGAGGTCGAGATGGGTGAGCGCGGCCCGATCGGGAAGCGGAGCGAGGCACGTCGTCGTCGGAACAAGACCGACTCCTCGGGGAACCCGAACGAGCCCGACTCCCTGGTCTACGACCCCGACGAGCTCGAGGACCGGGTCGACGCGCCGGACCCCGACCCGAACTGGCACGTCCTCGCGCTCATGCTCTACGAGCGCGTGAAGGGCTCGGCCGTGAGCCTGCTCTACGAGCCCTCCGACTGGGGTGTGCTCTTCGTCGCCCTCGACCAGCTCTCGCGCAACCTGCAGCCGCAGCCGATCGTCGTCCAGTCCGGCCCCCGGGCCGGCGAGGTCGTCATGGTCGACGTGCCGATGAACGGCGCGACGTTCGGGGCGCTCAACAAGGTCTTCGCCTCCCTCATGCTCACCGAGGGGGACCGGCGCCGCCTCAAGCTCGAGGTGGAGCGCCGCCGAGGCTCGTCCGGCGCCGGAGAGGCCGGCCCGACGGGCGACAACGTCATCGACTTCCGCCGAGAGAGGTTCTCATCATGACCACGAAGCGCCGCAAGCCCGCCGAGAAGACAGAGCCCGAGAAGTTCGACCCGTCATCGCTGACGCAGGGGGATCTTGTCGCGTTCATCGAGCGCCACTGCGACGAGACGAAGTACGCCGGCCCGAACGCGCCGCGCATGCTGTCGTGCAAGCACTGCGGCTCCGTGCTCTGGAATGTCGGCCAGCACATGACGACGATCCACCCCGACGTCGTCATGGCCGAGCTGGCTGCGGAGCCCGCCGATGGGTAGGAAGATCGCCGGCAGCCGCCGTCCGGCCCGCGAGGACATGACCGACGGTGCCATGGTCGTCGTCGCGCTCGTGCCGGGGCCGCAGGGTGTCGAGGTGCGGATGGAGAACCGCGCTGGCTTCGACAAGGACGACATCGCCGTGGCGATGCGCGCGGCGGCCGACCAGCTACAGGGCAAGGACGATCGAGCGAAGGGCATGTGGTGAAGGTCATCATCCTGGCGAGGACGCACGACGAGGCGCAGGCCTACGCGAACACCGCGGGCCTCGCGGCGCGCAACGTCTTCATCTGCACACCCGACACGGTCGGCGGCACGGACGGCATCGTCTTGTCCAACGAGGATCTGATCGCCGAGTTCCCCGGCTTCCGAGAGGCTGAGGGCTCGCATCGGATCATCCAGCGGCTCACGGCCGCCATGGCGAAGGGCGCCACGACGCCCACCTGGCGGAAGATCGGGACGTGACCGCCGTCCTCGACGAGCTCGAGGAGTCGCCGGTCTTCCTCGGCCTCAACGAGCTCCCGACACCGCCCGAGCCGGTCGCGCTCGGGCCGACGTGGGCGCGGAACCCGACGTGGCAGGAGGGCGACGGGGAGTACGGCAAGTACGTCCTGCCCGAGCACACCCTCGGCTGGCAGGTCCAGGCCTGGGTCGAGGGCATCGACAGCCACGGGATCTACGCCCCGGCGAACATCCTGTCCGACGATGTCGACGAGCACGGCAACCCGCTGCCGTTCCGCTTCACGGCCGAGCAGCTCCGCTTCGTGCTGTGGATGTACGCCATCGACGATCGTGGAAGATTCATCTACCGCGACATGGTGCTCCAAAGGCTCAAGGGCTGGGGCAAAGATCCTTTGGCGGCCGTCATCGCCGCGGTCGAGTTCGTGGGCCCGTGCCGCTTCATGGGCTGGGCCAACCGCGACATGCCCGAGCTCGGTCTGCGCAAGGACGACCCGATCGGCAAGCGCCACGGGCGCGCGTGGGTCCAGATCGCGGCCGTGTCGAAGGATCAGACCAAGAACACGATGACGCTGTTCCCCGGCCTCTTCTCGCCGGCCTGCATCCTCGAGCACGGGATCGACATCGGCAAGGAGGTCATCTACGCCTACGACGGCCGGTGCCGCATCGAGGCCGTGACGAGCTCCCCGAAGGCGCTCGAGGGTGGTCGGCCGACGCTCGTGATCAAGAACGAGACGCACCACTGGCTCGACAACAACAACGGGCACGAGATGTCCGACGTCATCGACCGAAACGCCGTCAAGGCGAAGGACGGTGCGGCGCGGACGTTCTCGATCACGAACGCCTACGACCCCGGGCAGGAGTCGGTCGCGCAGCAGGAGCGCGAGAGCTGGGAGGAGGAGGTCGACTCCGGCTGGCGCATCACGACGATGTATGACTCGCTCGAGGCGCCGAAGCAAGCCCTCCTGCGGCTGCCGAAGGTGTGGATCGGCCAGAACGAGGACGGCTCCAAGCTGTACCGCGAGCCCACCGAGGAGGAGGTCCGCGACTACATCGGCACGATGGTCAAGCGCCTGACCGGCGACTCCTGGTGGCTCGACGTCGAGAACATCGTCAGCGCCATCCTCAAGCCCCGGTCCAAGCCCGGCCAGATGCGCCGCTTCTACTACAACCAGGTCGTCGCGGCCGAGGACGCCTGGGTGCACGGTGAGGCCGTGTCGGCCGCCATCGACCCGATGGCGGCGGCATACCGGCGCGAGAACAATGCCGACCAGCTCCGCGCCGGCTGGGCCCTCGTCGGCCCCGAAGAGCCGATCGTCATGTTCTTCGACGGCTCGAAGTCGCAGGACTCGACCGGCCTCGTCGGCTGTCGCCTCTCGGACGGCTACACCTTCACGATCGGCGTCTGGCAGCAGCCGAAGGGCAACCGCGGCAAGACCTGGCTCGCGCCGCGCGCCCTGGTCGACGAGCGCGTCTCCGAGGCGCACGGCCGCTTCAAGATCGTCGCCTTCCTCGCCGACCCGAGCCATGCCCTCGACGACGACGACGACACGCGCTACTGGGACGACATGATCGACGACTGGCACCGCCGCTACCACGAGCGCTACCTCTACTGGGCGGTGCGCGGCGGCCAGAACCAGCACTCGGTGATGTGGGACATGACGAGCCCGATGCACCAGGAGGCCTTCGTCAAGGCGGCCGAGCGGTTCGTCGGCGAGCTCGAGACCGAGAACGACGTCGAGGAGTACGCCCCCTCGTTCAAGATCGACGGGCACCCTGCGCTCGTCCGACACCTCCGAAACGCCCGGGCCTACGCCCACCCGAAGGGCTACGGCGTGTCGCTGCACAAGGGCTCGCGCACGAGCACACGCAAGATCGACCTCGCGGTCTGCGCCGTCGGCGCCCGCATGCTCCGACGGCTCGTGCTCAACAAGCCCAAGGAGAAGGAGGAGGAGGAGCGTACCGGCTACGTCTGGGGTACGCGCCGCTGAGCGTGGTATCTTGGCCTTGCTCGTAGGACGTCGTGGGGGCGTGAGCATGGTGGGGTGCAGAGGGACTCTCGGTAGGTGACTACCGAGAGTCCCTCCTCCGTTCAAGGTAGTCTGGGCGCCAGACCCTAAAGCCCTACCCGCGGAAGAGAGCCCGAGATGGCGCGAGGCCTGTCACCTGACGGCGCGAAGACACTGGCCCACCGCTACTTCCCGGCATTCCTCCGTCAGCGCGACGAGGCCGAGCAGCTCGACAAGTGGCACCGCGGCGAGCAGGAGGGCCAGCTCCACCTCCCGCCCAACGCGACCGAGGAATACACCGCGCTCGGTGAGGCCTCGAGCAACTCGTGGGCCGGCCTGATCGTCACGGCGGTCGTCCAGAACGCCGAGCTGACCGGCATCCGCATGCCCGGCAAGGACTCCGACCTCAAGGGCTGGAAGAGCTGGCAGCGCAATCAGATGGACGCGAAGCAGCCCCGGCTCTACCGCGGCTCCTGCGCGCACGGCCTCGCCTACATCAAGGCGACGAAGGCCAAGGACGCCTTCTCCGGCGACACGATGAGCCGCTGGCGCCTGGTGTCGGCGCAGAGCATGGCCGCCTTCTACGCCGACGACGACGAGTGGCCGATGTTCGCCATCGAGGCCTCCGAGCTCAGCTCCCCGCTCGGCACTCCGACGGGTGGTTGGCTCGTCACGCTCTCCGACGAGGTCTACGACTACACGCTCATCTGCAAGTCGAGCTCGGGCGGCACGCTCTCCGACTGGACGTATGCCACGAAGGAGGAGCACGGCGCCCCGGTGTGCCCGGTCGTCCAGTACGCCCCGAACATCGACATCGACAACCGCGCCAACTCCGACCTGCAGGGCATGCTCCCGCTCCTGTCGCGCATCGACCAGGACACCTTCGACCGCCTCATCGTCCAGCGCTTCGGCGCGTGGAAGGTGCGCTACGTCGCCGGCATGACGCCGCCGAAGACGAAGGAGGAGGAGGCCGCGGCGATGCTCAAGCTGTCGCAGGACTCGATCCTCGTGGCGGCCGACAAGGACACGAAGTTCGGCACTCTCGACGCCACGGAGCTCGCGGGCTACATCCTCGCGCGTGACTCCGACCTGCGCGACCTGTCGGCGCTGTCGCAGACGCCGCCGCACCACATGCTCGGCCTGGCCTCCAACCTGCAGGCCGAGTCCCTCGCGGCGGCCGAGGCCGGCCTGCAGCGCAAGAGCCGCGAGCACCGCCTCTCCTGGTGCGAGTCGCACGAGCAGCTCTTCCGGCTCGACGCCTACATGCGCGACGACATGGCCGAGGCGCACGCCTACGAGATGGAGGCGCGCTGGCGC